GTGGAACGTTGTTTCTAGTTCGAAGCTCACATGAAGAAGGGACCATTTGTGGCCCCATCAGCACTGGACCAGATTCCTTTATTTGGAATAAGGTCATGAGTGTAGCCAACTCATTGAGCTTTGTTAACAGCAAGAAGGGCCTTGATATGGCCTATCTTGAACAACAGCTACGTCTATCCATGATGAAGTTGTTTCCGGTGTGCCCGGAATTGGAAGAAACGATACATGATGTTGTCTGCTCGGACGAATTCGTGTTATTGAGGACTAAGGCTCTCATGACAATGAAATCGCTGAAAGACAAAGTCAAATTAAACCACAAGTTGGAACACGAGTTAGAGAATGAGCCTTTGGATTTCCATCCGAAGAATTTTCCTCGACACTACTGGTTGGGTTTGATGTTTTGTGTGTTGTCAAGTTTGCAACTGGGAACTATTCTCTCTTGCATCTTGACTCTTTCGTTTGTGGCATATGTGTGGTTCACTTGGGAGCAATATCCTGAGATGGTCGCAAAACCTGCTTTCCGTCTGGCGAGTCTTCTAAAGATTAATCAGATATGCAAGGATGTGGACGTACCATTACAACCCGGAGCAACACTGACCCATGTGCGCCATCGAGAATGCATCCCACAACATGTTGATGTATATGGCGCTGTCATACCCAAAGCTCAATTAGTTATCCCGAAGACCTGTCAATGTAACTTGGTTTCCGCGCTACGTATCAGATTCTTATTTGAACGGCAGTACGATGAACCGACGATCAGCAGGTTCGAGAAGTTTTTCAAGCAATGGGTCCGTGACAACATCGGGAGAATCAACGGAACCGTCCCCACAATCGATGAGTGGGGGGCAGGCAGGTACTCTAAATCACGTATTGCAGAGTTAAAGCAGGCTAGGCTCCGACCCCTCACCACGGCTCACTTTGCCTCTAAGGCCTTCGTCAAGATGGAGACCTATGTAGGTAAATCTGCAGCAGATTTCAAACCAAGGATGATACAGGCGCGGCACGACGAATTTCTGAGTCGTGTCGGGCCGTTCTTCTACATGGTTTCTAAACAACTCACGAAAATCTTTGACCGTCGCTCCAAATTCTATTACACGAATGGTGCAACGTCTGAGGATATCGG